CTCGTAGTCTGGTTTTTGCATGTAGTACAAAACACAATTACCAGCCCCCATGAAGTACGTAATCTTGCGGCTTCTCCGCTACAGAACGGACACGGCTTAAGTTTCTCTGTCATATCAAAAATCCTTCCTGCGTGATTACTTAACTTGCCGACGATAGCTATCCCACGGGAATCCAATAGCAATCGGCGATCCCATTCTCAACCTATCAATCACCCGCTCACCCAACACGTCAGCAAGCTGTTGCTGTGGCAAGTTTGTTAGTACACCAACCGGCTTTTTGTTTGCCAGCCGCCGATCCACAACCTGGAAAATTATCAGGTCTTCGTTCAAGTTATTTCTTTGCACTCCAACATCATCGAGCACCAACAAATCAACCTCACACAAATCATCAACCAAGGCAGATTCGCTGATTTTCGCGTCCCGTTGATAAGTTTCACGTACACGCATCATTAAATCCGGCAAAGTAGCAATCAGTATGCTCTTACCGTTTTTGATAAGATGATTTCCGATGGCAGCGGCCAAATGGTTCTTCCCTGTACCCGGATTGCCACTGAAAATAAATCCACCAAATGAGTGACCAAAATTTTCTGCATAACGCCTGGCTTTTGCGAGAGCCTTTTGCTGCTCAATTGTATCGGCGATATAATTTTCAAACGTGCAATCTTTGTGCAATGGACTGATGCCAGAACGACCCATGATCCTGTTTAAGCGGTTCACCCGGTTCTCTTCGACAATGCGTTTTGAATTAATCTCACCCTGCTTACGATGCCACTCCATTAAATCATCAGCATTAGTGAATTTAGGCTTGATATGCTCTGGCATCATCCGATGAAAACGAGCCAGAGTTTGTGCCATGCTCATTAGAAATCCTCCGAAATGAATTGCTCTGTACGCACCGGTTGAGCAATGCGATCACCAACCCGGCGCTGATAACGCTCGCAGGAATTCTTGTTTTGGTAGTTCAATTTCTGACTGGCAGTGATAAACCAATTCTTCGGCTTTTCAGCCTGAAACTCCAAATCCAATCTCTGTAGTTCATGCTGCAAATCGATATTCGTGTATAGATTCTCCCACGCCGAGTAGTCTTTGTGGTTTAAACGGATCATCTGCCCCTCAAACGCATACTTACTCGACATCGGGTGAACGCTTGCAGACTGATTTTGATTTTCATCAGCACAAGCCGGTTCATCGGCTTGGGTGTTTATAGGGTTAAAGGAATCAGGAATCAGGTTAAGGGAATCAGCAGGATTAGTTATATGCTCTTCTTGTGCTTGCACCATACTTGTATGGTGCTCTTCTGGTGCTTCTTTATTATCAGTATGTTGCGTTAACTGTTCTGGTATTTCACTAGCCGCTTCTTTGCAATGTGGGTTTTGGTGCTTCTTCCAGTTATTAATCTGAATAAACTCATTTCCATCTACTGCATATCTGGTGATAAAGTTTTTATTATGTAACTGAGCAAGTAATTTGTCGCAATCTGTATCGTCATACGGCAATACCATGGCTTTAATTTTACGAGGCTTATCTTCAAGCCGACCCTCACGATCGGCAATAGTCCACAAGCCAGCAAATAATAATCTCGCCAATGGTTCACATTCGGCTAAATCATCATTTGTGAAAAAGCCTGGTTTAATATTTCGTGACCTAGCCATGTCAGCTCCTTAAAGTGGTATATCAGTGATTTTGTTTATTGGCAGGTTGGGAAGATTAGGACCAATAAATGTGTCTTGCTCCTCACTCGCCGCATCTCTTAAACTCAATGACCCAAACCCAGTTATCATTGAACGAATCAGCTCCGTAAATCGATTCCCACAACTCCCGGAACGCAACACGATGCATGATATTTTCATGTCCTGGGCAAATTCCCGCTGTTACCCCCTCAGCTTTCGCATCTTCTTCACTGATTTCATTCAGGCGCTCGACACGAATATCTGTGATTTCTAGCGTGATACGTGAAGCCCAACGCGGCATGTGAATTGATGGAATCCACTTTTCATTACGAAACTCAACGCACTCAAAATCACATTCTGACATTAGTCGAATGTGATCTTTCATTTCGCTAATACTCTCGAACCCGTCAGCTCGATACGCTGCAAGCCCGTCACTTATTTCGCTAAATGAACAACCATTGGCGCAAACGCGATAATTAATAGTTTGGTAATGAGCCCAGGTCTCCCGCACCCACAGCCGATCGCCCACTTTTCCGAGTGGGCATTGAAGTTTGAGAACGCGCTCTTTCACTTCATGCCACGATAAAGTGGCCCAGAAGTGCTTAAATATTCTCCTTGTCTGAGTCTTCCGCCCGGACAAGATTGCCCGGACAATTTCCGCATTGAAAATAATTGGTTTCTCTGTCATGATTGCCTCGCTATTTAGTGGTATCGGGGAAAGTGAGAGTTCCCCCGCTTGATTCACATTGAAAGTTCGATTTGATTAGAAGCCTCAGTAACAGTTGGGGCTTTTCTTTTTGGGTATCTGATAAGCTCTAAAGCAGCCAATAATGCTTTTGCATCCTCTCCTGTGATCACAACGGATTCATCTTTCGAGTCATACTCAATTGCAACTAAGAAACGAGCCATCTTTTCGATAAGACTGATATCATCAATTCGTTGTGGTCGTTGCCAGCGTGCAATTTGGGATTCATGAAAACCGATAATTTCGGCGACATTCCTCGCGCCTTTCAGCACCAGTTTTTTAATTAATCTACTTTCCATCTCTCGAAACTTGCGTTCCATTGCGCTTTCCATATGTTAAATTCCTTAAATAAAATAATGTTAATAGCCCAGTTGTTGGGCTACTCTCCCCGATTTGTGGGGAATGCATCTTCGGTACTGAGATGTTGAAAATCGATGCAGATTTGCACTCCTCATTAAGAGGTTCGCAAATTGATGGACTTACCCTTTTGGGTCAGTTAGAAAACAGGCTCCCCACACGGGCGGGGCATTCATTGTAAATAGTGGAAGATTATTTATTTTTGACTAATTCAGTTAAAGGGATACCAAGCTGCTCATGGATTTGAGCATATCTCGCTGGGGGGATACGCCCTTTTTTAATCCATTGCCGAATAGCTTGATCTCTAACATTTAGTATTCTAGCTAACGCTGGAACACCCCCAGCTTTTCTGATCGTTGCTTCCAGTACACTCATATGAATTTCCCTTTTTCACTAATGGTCACTAAATAAAATACAAGGGAAACTTTAAAAAGTAAAGTTTTACTTGCTATGAAAATAAAAGTGTTGCTTGTATATTTGAGACATGAAAACGATGCATGAAAGAATCAAGCAAGCTCGACTTGCAAAAAAATTAACTCAAGCTGAACTGGCAGATATGCTTGGTGTCACTCCACAGTCAGTACAACAGTGGGAATCAAGCACAGAACCAAGAAAGTCAAGATTAACAGCATTAGCATCTATTCTTGATACTGATGTGAATTGGCTTTTGTTTGGTCAAGCATTAAGAAAGGATACTGGTCAAGTTCCACCAGAGAGCAAGTGGACAACCATTGCGCCATGGGATAGTAGTACGCCGTTAGACAACGACGAGGTGGAGGTACCATTTTTAAGAGATATTGAATTCGCATGCGGTGCTGGTCGGTGTATTGATGTGGATTATAACGGATATAAATTACGATTTTCCAAATCAACATTACGGCGAATAGGTGCCCCAACGGATGGTTCTACAATTGCTTGTTTTCCAGCTAAAGGCGATAGCATGGAGCCAGTTATTCCAAATGGAACAGCAATAGCAATTGATATCTCTAATAAAAAAATTATTGATGGAAAAGTATATGCAATTGAACAGGATGGATTAAAACGCCTTAAATGCCTCTATAGACGCCCAAGAGGAAAAATACTTATCAGAAGCTACAACCGTGATGAATACGAAGATGAAGTTACAGATGAGGATCAAGTGCTCATCATCGGAAGAATGTTTTGGTATTCCGTTTTAGATTATTAAGGTTATGGCATGGACAATTTTAAGATAAAAATAAAACATCATGTTGACCACGTTAAAAACGTAGGTCAACACTGCACTACCGAAGAAACAACTAAGCAAGCATTAATATTGCCTTTTTTAGATATTCTTGGGTTTAGTCCGTATGACCCACAAAAAGTTAAAGCCGAGTATGGGGCGGATTTCCCCGGAGCAAAAGCAAATGAGCGGGTTGATTATGCCTTATTCTGCCAAGATGTTCCCGTCATGTTTATTGAAGCAAAAGGGTATAGCGAAAAGCTAGATAACCACTGCCCTCAATTATCCAGATATTTTAACTCCACTCCAGAAGTGACCATTTCAGCAATTACAAATGGATTAGAATGGCGCTTCTTTACCGACTTAAAACAAAAAAACGTAATGGATTCTGCACCATTTTTACGCATAAAAATGGATGAAGTTAGTGATGCAGATGTAGGTCAGCTCTATAGATTTAGACATGATAAATTCAAGCCAGAGGCATTAAGGACGCTTGCAGAAGAAAGTGTCTACCTATCTGTCTTCACTAAAACAATCAGTACTAGCTTGAAAGATGTTGATAGTGAATTTGTAAGATATGTTGCTAGTAGATCTAATGTCGAACGCCAGTTAAATCAACGTTTCATTGAATCAATCACCCCTTTGGTAAAACAGGCTGTTGAGAAATCTGTTAGCGCAATGGTAGTTTCTGGCCTTTCAAATAGACATGTTCCAATTGATGGGGTTCAAGACGAAATAGAGCATCAAGATAATCCGAAAGAACCAGATGAGATAGTAGATCCAGATAATCCTAATATTGTTACCACCAAAAACGAATTCACTCTGTATGAAAAAGCGAAATCAATAGTTGGAGATGATGTAGATTTACAATACAAAGATACAGAATCTTATTTTGGAGTTCTTTATCAAGGAAAATCAAATAGATGGATAATACGATACTTTGATAAAAAGAATAAACCTTACATTCAGATACCCATTGAGTTAACTGAAATATTAACCAATGAAGTTAATAGGGCTGGATTATCTGTCAGCAACTCAAGAATATTTATAGAAGCTCCAGAAGATATATTGAGGATAACAGGAATTATTCTTGATGCTTTTGAATTTGTGAGAGACGACGATAACTTTAGAAAAAAAGCACAATAGGTTTTGCTAGGCCACCTAACGGTGGCTTTTTTTTCTTACATTCTTCCATCCCCCATCTAAGAATGACTAATTAGTCACATTTCCAAGAATTAGTAAAAAATAAAATACTTTAAAAACAATATAATATATGAATTTACAAGTTTTACCTTATTAAAATAACAAGTAATTCTTGTTTTTATAAAGTAATGCTTGTATAGTTTAATCATCGAAAAGGCAGGGAAAGCCCACGAAGTAGCCGCTACCGGCGCACGAACAGGTAGATGATTCGAGACTAAGTTAAATCATAGTAGTACCTACAATGAATGCTCCGCCCTTGTGGAGAGTCTATACCCAAGTGAGTTTTGAGGTGTTGTGACTGAGCCTAAAAGTAATCAGTCAACTCATTCACAGATGAGGCTGTATCAGGACTGTGGAAGGCGCAACTGTGATAGAGCCACAACA